CATTCCCACCCTACTTAGTTACTTGCGATTCCAACGAAGACTGTCCAAGAGATAGATATTGTTGCCCAACAGGATTCTGCGGATCGACCGACGAAGAATGTTTCGAAAACATATTCTTAAATAGAAATCATAGAGAAGAATTACCACCCGATATGGATTCAATCTAATGTCAACACAGTTCAGATCCAGAATTAAAACAGTGGCTTTCTATGGAGAAGAAGAATCTTCTCAGGGAGGATGCTGTCTTCCTGATGGAACTAAAATTTCCGCTACCGTATCTGAATGCAACAAACAAGGTGGGTATTTTCAATTAGGGGAATTGGACACGATTCAATGCCCTGATCGGGGATTGACTGGTACATGCTGCGCTTGTTCTTATATAAAAGAACATGATGGAAATTTTGACACATTCCTTGATGCACTTGATTCCGGTGAAGCTGGATATAATACATATTATCTTCAATCTGGACAGGGCATTTTAGATCAAGATTTAAATCCTAAGAGATTTGGAATAAAAGAAAACGCATCTCAATGCGAATGCAATCGGTATGGAGGAAATTGGTTTTACGGACCTTTGTCTGAAATTACTCAACTAAAAAACTTATGCAATGATTACGGAACTGATGTTAGAGTTCCCGGATCTTGTTGTCATCGAACTACTAATTCTGACGAGGATCTGTGTGTAAATATATGCACATCATTAGAATGTGGTAATTTAGCAACTCCAGATTATACTCCTCAGTATGGAGGAACAAGAGAGAATGATACACACACCCTGTGCGGAAGGGTGTATAACGGAAATGATCCAGCATCTTGCGAAACTGGTGATGGATCTGATGGTGGTCAACAAGAACAGCAAAGATTACCAAGAGAAGATGTTGTTGGATCTTGCTATGAAATTAGTATAACTAATAATATATTTAAACATACTTGCAGCAGAAAAACAGAATCAGATTGCGACAAAGTAAATGGATTCTGGCCAGACCAAAGTCTTTCCTGCGACGGATCAAACGGTGGATTATACCCCCCAACTAAATCAAGCGGTTCTTTAATTGTTGATCCACCGTCAGTATCTTCGGATACAATTACCACACCCAATATAGGTGAAGAATATCAAGGTGGAATTTATATAGGAACATTCGAACCGGGTCAAAGTCAAATTTCATACAGGAATGAAAGAACCAATTCTTTAACAAGCGATACTGCTAGAGATTATGGTTATGGTCAGCAATCAGGAAAATGGGCTATAATTTTAGATCCAAGATTCTATGGGGATCCGAGTGATGTAACACTATTATCTGAAAGAACTTCATACAGAGCAATGGAACCTTCTGATAAAAAGAAAGCATACCCCACATCTTACTATGATGGATTTTATAACACATACGGAAATAATAAAGATTACCTCGGACCGAGATCACAATTGTACAATGACATACGAAGTCTAACAACCAAAGGTTTCAATGATTGGTATATTCCTAGTATAGATGAACTCTCATTTATTCATAAAAATTTATCCAAGACTGTTTTGTATGATAAAGTTAATGCCACAGAACGAGCATCCAAAATTATTTTACCAGGCTATTTTGGAACTAATATAATGTCGTCTACATTCTATAGTAGTAAAGACAAATCGGATCAAGAATCTAGCATTCTTGGTAGACAAATTATTGGAAATAAATCTTATCTATGGGGTCAAAATTTCGCTTATGATGCTAATATAAATAACTATGGATTAAGATTTTATATTGACAGAACTACACCTCTGTCAGTACCTCTAGTACGAAGAATACTTATAACATAATGGAGATTTCAAATGGGTGATTGTGGTTGCAACAAAAAGGGTGATGATCAGGGAAAATCCCCAGAGGAAGCGAAAAAAGAGTTCAGAAAGCAGGTAGAGCAAAGCCAGCAGTCCAAGGTGTCAATGGTAAAAAGTTTCGCAACCTCGATCGCTTCCCGAGGTCTAACAAACAAAAAGACAACTAAACCCATCAAGCAACTTAGAGTTTTAAGTTGCTTGGGAGATAGCAATGAACTACCTCCATGCGAACACCTCAAGGAAAGCACTGTACAAGCAGGTAAGATGTACTGTGGGGGATGTGGTTGTGGTGACAAGCCAGGAACTTGGCTATTGGGTGACGGGGACGAATACAGCAAATTAGATTATCCTCGTCTCAATTGTCCACTCCAAATGCCTGGATTTACAAACTACGAAGCAAGTGATCCAGACGAAGCAAGTGATCCGGTAACTAGAAGGTATTACATTGAACAAATTTCTTATGAAAAAATGGAAGAAGTTCCTGTTTCTATGCCAGAAATGCCCGAAGAACTGCGTAAACTTCTGGAAAAAGAAAAAACAGAAGATTGATTTAGATACATACTTCGAAGGAGCAACTAATGGCTAAAATCTCCTCGAAAGAAGAGTTAATAAACTATAGTTTTAGACGCTTAGGCGCACCCGTGATCGAAATCAATGTTGATCACGAGCAAGCCGAAGATCGCCTAGAAGACGCACTTGAGTACTTTCAAGAGCGTCACTTTGATGGTGTCGAAAGAGCGTATTTTAGACATCAAGTGACACAAGAAGATATTACTAACAGGTATGTTAATACAGACTCCTTTGGTTCTATAAACGGATCAACTGCTGCTGATCAACCTACCGGAAAAGATATTGTTAGTGTAATCAAAGTCTTTCAGTTTTCTGATTTTGCAAATATAAACATGTTTGATATTAGGTATCAAATGGCTCTGAGTGATTACTTTGGAATCAATCGTGGTTTAGGAGGCAGTTCTGCTCTTGGATTGTCTACTTATGATTCAACTAAGAGATATATTACTCTAATACAAGATCTTTTTAATCCAGAAAAACCATTAACCTTTAACAAGGTTTCCAATAGAGTTCACATTCCAATGGACTGGGGACAAGAGTTGGATGTTGGTGATTATCTTTGCTTTGAGACTTATGTTTCGTTAAATCCAGAAATCTTTACCCAGATCTATAACGACAGGTATTTTAAAGAATATTTTACTGCGTTGGTTAAAAGACAATGGGGACAGAATCTTTCTAAGTTCGATGGGGTTCAACTTCCGGGCGGTGTAATGCTAAGGGGTGGTCAAATCGTCGCAGAAGCAAATGCGGAGATTATACAAATTGAGCAAGACGCCCTCCGAAGTTATGAACTTCCAGTGGACTTCATGACTGGATAATTAAATGGCAACCAATCCGTATATTCGACAAGGAAATTCCAACGAACAAGATTTGGTAGAAGATCTTACCGTGGAAACAATAAAGGCAATGGGACAGGATATGATATTCATTCCTAGAACTTTAGCCAATTTGGATGAAATTTTGGGTGAAGATCCCACTAGTACATTTACAAATAGTTTTCCGTTGGAAATGTACATAGAGTCAGTTGCTGGGTTCGAAGGGCCCGGTGATGTACTTTCTCAAATAGGTCTTGATATTAAAGATAGAATGAATTTGATTGTAGCGAGGAAAAGGTTTGAACGAGAAATAACGACATTTCTCCCCACAATCAAAAGACCCAGAGAAGGTGATTTAATATTTTTTCCTCTCAGCAGAACAATGTTCGAAATTAATTTCGTAGAGCATGAAAATCCATTTTATCAAGTTGGTAAACTATATTCTTACCAATTACAATGTGAAGTCTTCACTTATAGCAATGAAGAATTCAATACGGGAGCGACAATAATCGACGAATTAGAATCTAATAGAGAAGGACTGAGTGGTGATATCGTCATACCAATGGATCCGACAGGAATCACAGCAGGTGATAATGACAAATTGCAATCAGAAGGATCTTCTATAATTGACTTTACGGATAAAGATCCATTCTCGGAGGGTAATTACTGATGTTTCAATATTACTATAACGAATCTTTAAGAAAATTGGTAGTTGCATTTGGTAATTTGTTCAATCAAATTCAAATAGGTAAATATGATTCATCTGATAATCTATCTGAAAAGATAAGAGTTCCTCTTTCGTATGCACCGAAAGAAAAGTTTATCAGAAGAATAAGAAATATGAGTTCCATTTCCGATTACATGACAAAGACTCAAGTAACTTTGCCTGCAATGGGATTTGATATTACCGCAGTTATTTACGATCTTGAAAGAGTAACAAATAAGTTAAGAAAAAAAGAATATAGAAATGGCGCAACTTCGAATCAAATGTATAACGAAGTTCCATATAATGTAAGTTTTGGATTGTATATCTTTACCAGATATATTGAAGAAAATTTGCAAATTGTAGAACAAATACTTCCATATTTCTCTCCAAATTTTAACATGACACTTAATTTAAATCCTGCTCATACTAAGGTTGATGTTCCCATCAATTTAAATGCTATGCAGATTCAGGAAGATTACGCTGGTGATTTTCAAACGAGAAGATCCGTCGTTTCTACTTTAAGTTTTACTGCAAAAAGTTATGTCTATGGACCGATTACAACTAGCAAGCCTATTGAAGGTGTTACATTAGATGTAATAGATATGTACAAGTATGATTCTATAAGCGATCCTCAGATCTTAAGAGCGCAGGTTACTGGTGATTACGCAACAGGAACAAGTGGAGATGTTACATATGAAATCACACCATGAATCAAAATCAATTGAAGAATCATTGGGAGTAAATTATGATGCAGAAAAATCACCTATTGTAAAGACAGAACCTAAGTCTATAACAGTAGAAAATAAAGATGATGTAGAAAAAGATTATAATGATGCAAGAAAATCTCTAAAGAGTTTAGTAGAAACAGGAGAGGTTGCAATCAGTGGAATTTTACGAGTTGCAGAGGAGGGAGATCATCCAAGAGCGTATGAAGTAGTTTCTCAGATGATTAAAACTGTTGCAGATGTAAATAAAGACTTAATGGATATACACAAGAAGGTAAAAGATGTTAGAAAGCAAGACACAAAGTTAGTGCAGAAAAATACCACGAACAATTCATTTTATGTTGGTTCTACATCAGAGTTGCAGGATTTAGTAAACCCAGAAAGAAGTCAACACAAAAAAATAACTGGTGATTAATTATGAGTAATGGATATTTAGGAAATGCAAACTTAAAACCTGCTGGTGTGCAGATTGATTTTACCAAAGATCAAATTAAAGAGTATGTAAAATGTGCGAAAGATCCTGCATATTTTATTCAAAAATATATTAGAGTTGTCTCTCTCGACAAAGGTCTTGTCCCATTTGATCTGTATGATTATCAAAAAGATATTGTAGAAAAAGTTCATAATAATCGTTTTGTTATTGCTAAACTACCAAGACAGAGCGGTAAGTCTACAACTATAGTAGCATATATCCTTCATTATATTTTATTCAATCAGAGCATGAATGTTGCAATTTTAGCAAACAAGCAAGCAACATCGCGTGAAATTCTATATCGTCTAAAATTAGCATACGAATATCTTCCCCTATGGTTACAGCAGGGTATTGTGGAGTGGAACAAAGGATCCATCGAATTAGAAAACGGATCTAAAATTGTAGCATCTTCTACATCTGCATCAGCAATTCGTGGTGGTTCATTCAACATGATTTTCCTTGACGAGTTCGCCCATGTTCCTCAAAACATTGCCGAAGAATTCTTTAGTTCTGTGTATCCCACGATTACATCTGGTACTTCTACTAAGGTTCTTATGGTTTCCACACCAAATGGTCTTAATATGTTTTACACATATTGGATAGGTGCAACGAGACCTGAAAATGATCCATTGAGAAATGAATATGTTCCAATAGAAGTTCACTGGAGTCAAGTTCCCCTATATGCAGGTGGTCCTCTTCGTGACGAAAAATGGAAAGAAGAGACTATTAGAAATACAAACGAGCAGCAATTTCAATCAGAATTTGAATGTGATTTTGTTGGATCCTCTAATACACTTATCGAATCATACAAACTAAAGCAGATGTTTCCGAATAAACCAATAAAGATGACGCCAGATGGACTGAGAATATACGAGGAACCGAAGGAAGATCACATTTACTTTATGTGTGTAGATGTTGCAAGAGGACAAGGAAAAGATAACAGTGCATTTACAATAATTGATACGAGTCAAATGCCCTATAAAATTGTGGCAACATTTTATAATAACACAATACCCCCTCTTCTTTTCCCTACAACTATACACACAATAGCAAAAAATTATAATGACGCATGGATTCTAATTGAGATAAATGATATTGGTGGTCAAGTTGCTGATATTTTACATGCAGACCTAGAAAACGAATTTGTGTTGAGCGTGAATAGCAAAGGCAGGAGTGGTCAAGTTTTGTCTGGAGGATTTTCGGGTCAAGGAAAAACTGCACTTGGCGTTAAAACAACACTACCGATTAAAAGAATTGGGTGTTCAGTCTTAAAGAGTATGGTAGAAGAAGACAAAATAAAAATAGAGGACGAAAATCTTATAGCCGAATTAATTTCCTTTGTATCCAAACGAACATCATACCAAGCAGATGATGGACACCATGATGATCTTGTTATGACATTGGTTATTTTTTGCTGGGCATCACGCCAAGAGTATTTTAAGGAACTGACAGGAACAGACATAAGAAAAGGAATCTATCAGAAAAAAATAGAACAACTAGAAAATAGTTATGTTCCGTTTGGCTTCATCGTGGATGGGCTACATACTGAAAGCGAATGGGATGGCGAAGATCGCTGGTATGGAGAAAATAGTCAATGACACTACCCAATGTAAATACAAGTTTAGATGATGATACATTTTTCGTTGATTTAAACGGAGAATTATCATCAGAACACACTACTGTATTTTTCGACTTTGATGGATTGATTAATGCAGTCGGGAACACCAGTGAAAGAAGTGATGGAGTTTTAACTGTTAATAGTTTGCAAGAATGGTCAAATAGGTTATCTAGTTTTGAACCAACAGGAATTACATCTTCAAGTTTTGAAACAGATATAAATACAATATTTTCGTATGATTATACTTTAAGACAACCATTTCTCAGTAAACAATTAAATGTTCCTTATTCGGAACAGTCATATAACTACGCAAAATCTT